TGGAGCAACAGCGAGATCGCCGATATCATGACCGATCCGGAAGACGCGGCCCGCCCGATGTTCTACATCCGGCAATGGCGGGATGATGCAGGCAAAGAGCGCCGTGTAGCGTATCCTTCGATGTTCGCACTCCCGGAAGAGATCCCCGTCGACAAAACCCGGCTGAAGTTCAGAGGCACCGAGTATGATGTTGATCGTTCCGTCGTGGTATACCACGTTTCCGCCCGCAAACCGCTCAAGTCAAAGTTCGCGCTCAATGAGTTCGTAGCCGCGTGCCGGTGGGCGAAACCTCATGAGAAGTTTATTGAGGATTTCCATGCGATCGCCTCAGCGTACCGGAAGTACTCTCACATGATGACCACCAAGGGCACTGCCAGCCAATCGTCAAAGATTGCCACGCAGTTCCGTGGCGACACTGCCAATATGGGGAACCCGCTCCAGAGCAACCCTGTAGGCTCTATGGTCGTGGCGACTGAGGGCAACGAACTCAAGACGATTAGCGCCGGGTCTGGTAATATTATCGGGATTGAGGGTGCACGGGCCTCACTTATGCAGGTCTGCGCTGCAACGGGTGTACCAGAAACCTACCTTACGATGGATCCCTCCACCGGCAACCTCGCAACAGCAAAGGAGATCTCCCCGGTGTTCATCACAATGATTGAGGAGCGGCAGACCGGGTGGAAAGACGCCCTTACTGATATCTTCACGTTCGCGCTGGAAAGCGATGAGTTTGAAGTATCTTTCTCTCCGATCCGGGACAATATGCAGCAATACGTTGCCAACGTCAACGCCTTCGCATGGAGCAACGGCCAGTGGACCGGAGCGATGAAAGGCAAGGATTACATCAAGGCCGGGTATGAGGCGCTGGAATGGAAACTCCCGAAAGAAGAAGATCTGGATGAGATGGGGGATGCCCTGGACAATGGCGAGGTGTCCGGCCCGGAAGATGATCCATATTCCACTGATACCGATCTTGGCAATGTAGCGACAGCAGCGCGGGAACTGACACAGGCGATGAATGAAGCGGCAAAGAAGAAGGAATAATGACCCTCGCAGAAGCCGCCGCCCGGCTCCAGTTCGCAGCAATCGGCACACTCAAGCAACGGCAGAAGGATCGGCTCGCAGCAAAGCACCGGTCCAAGATCGCCGCCTTTTTCCGCAGCCAGAAGAGGGCCGTTCTGGATGCTCTGGCAAAAGAGAAGTACCTATTCGCTGAATCGTACCGCAGGCTTACCGAAGATACAACACAGCTTACCCTTGCACAGTTTGACCGCATCTGGGATACCATATCGGACGAAACGATCGGAGAGTTGCAGAAGGTAGTGTTCAACGCTGAAGTTGACGGGGTTACAGCCGGCGCGGATCAGCTCAAAAAACTGTTGCCATTCGATCCATCAAAGAAAGCCGGTACTACGTTCAATCTCGCCAATCCCCGATCTGTGCAATACTTCAAGTCTACCGGGGGATCGGTGGACTATATCAAGGGCATCAATCGCACAACGGGAGATAGCGTCAAGCGGGTTATCGGCACCGCTCTTGATGAGGGCTGGTCATATTCGCAGACCGCCCGCGAGATCCAGAAGTTGTATGATGGCCCGATCAGCCGGGATCGTGCGCAACGGATCGCCGTCTACGAAACCGGGAAATCGTATGAGAAAGGGAATGAACTGTTCGCCCGGTCCCTTGAAGATGACGGCGTAACAATGGAAGAGCACTGGGAAACCAGCAAGGATGATAAGGTCAGGCCAGAGCATACCGCAAACGAGGCCGAGGGATGGGTACCGATGGGGCATGTATTCAGCAGTGGGCATACCGAACCGCCAACCGATCCGGGCTGCCGGTGTTGGATGGCGTACCAACGGGCGATGAAAAGATAACCTTTTTTAAGTATTAAGTAGTAGTAATATTTATGGAAACCCAACTGTTTGAGATGGAACTACACAATATAGTCAATCATTGCGGAGAGGATCGATGGTTTAAACGAAAGATCGCAATGCCCTTCATCCCCCAATCTGGGGCCACTCTTTACGGAGATGGGATAGAATTTATCGTTTTTGAAATGGCTTACGACCTCAAAACAAAGAAAATTGATCTCTATTCTGAAATCATCTATGTGAATTCTGACGATGAGTTACAAAAAGAGGCGAGTAATCAAAAAGAAAATGGATGGGAGGAATACCATATATGAATGCACCCGACACCATCATCGCCAGCACCAAAGATAACTGCAACCACGAATGGATATATCAACCATTCATGGGGCGCTTTGGATGCTGGCTATCTCCGCAAGGTGTAACCTCATATCACCGCGTGTACATCTGCAAGCTTTGCGGCGAAAGTAAGATCACCCGTGAATCAGTACAGATGCAGGCCGGCAAGCTCACGACATGTGAATGCGGCCACCGGTGGATGTACACCGGATCGGCAAAATGGATCACCTGCCCGGTGTGCCGCAAACTGTTCAAGAACCCTGATTGGAAATCGGGGGCCAAATCACATGATTGGAGATCCCCCAACGCCGTGCCCACAAAGGCGATCTCCCGGGATCCCATGTGATTTCTCCAAAGGGTGCCCGCACATGAACCGGCATCGTTGGATGGGTGCATGTGATAATGTTTCATGTGCGGGCATGAAAGAAATCGAAGATTGGTGGTACAACTCCCCAGATGTTCAAAGGGGCCATTGACCCATAAAATATTCCCCACAATCATATTTTCAACAAACTTTTATATACTTATGAATGTTACTTATTTCTAACATGCGAATTGCAATTCGGAAGATTATTAAGCAGATCAAGCGCGGAGAGTTCGGACCGCCCAAACCAGCACTATACCCGGTCATTGATCCGGGATTCCGTCGAAGGGTCCGCGCTCCAATGCGTGTGAGATAACTGTTGGTATACCGCCCCGTCGATATCTCTGACGGTAATATATCTTTTTGAGTATACCGTTTACTTTCCTTTATATCTCTTTTTGCATCAAATATGCGTAATGGCAACAGAAACCGCCATTTTCGACAGCTCTATTGCTCATTTCCGGCTGATCGAGATTGGCAAGCAGGAAAAACCCGGCTTGCTGATCGATGTGCACATTATCTCTCCCGGCTGGGGATCGTCGGGCTACTATTCTGAAAAGGTTCTCCGCAAGGCTTGCGAGTCTGGCGTATATCCCGCTGGGATGCACATGCACATCGACCATCCGACCCGCACCGCCGCAAAGGAGCAGCCCGCCCGGACCATCAAAGGCGAATCACCGTTAGCCGCCATCCTCACAAAGCCCGGTCAGTATTTGCCCGAAGGATGGGATGGGCCCGGAGTCTATGCACAGGCCCGGGTTATCCCGCAGTTCATTGAGGATATCAAAGCGATGGACGGCCATATCGGGATTTCCCATTACGTCTCCGGCGCTTCTGAAATAGGGGAGGCCGATGGCAAGAAAGGCCCGATCATCACCGAACTGATGGCAGACGATCTCAATACAGTTGATTTCGTTACGGTCCCCGGTGCCGGTGGGCATTACAGAACGTTGTTTGGGGAGATGAAGGTCCGGCACGATCCGAACCCGAACATGGACACCAAGAAGGAAGATCACATGGCAGACAAACAAGAATCACTCACCCTCGCGGAGATTCGCACGAATCACCCAGAGGTTTTCGACGAGATGAAGAAAACCATCTCGGAAGAGCTGAAAATCGAAGTCGCCACCAAGGACCAGACCAAGAAGCTGGACGAGGCCGCAACCACGATCAAGACGCTCAAGGAAGAGAACGCAGGACTCAAGGCGAAGATCGCTGAAGGTGCTGCATCTGAATACGTCAAGGCTGAGATCGGGAAGGCAAAACTGCCGGAAGCGTCCGGAAAACTGCTTACCGATGCCCTGATGAAACAGATCCCGCTCACTGAATCAGGAGAGGTTGACGCTCCGAAACTCGCGGAGGCCGTCACCGCAGCGATCAAGGTCAAGACCGAAGAGATCGCCGCGATCCGGAAGGAATCGGCGGGTCCGGGTATCACTGGCAACGGTGCACCGGCTGGCGGGAACGATGGCGACGCTCACAAGGCGCTCGTTGAATCCTTCGAGCGGGTATACCTTGCACAGGGCAAGACCGCTGAAGTTGCGAAGAAGATGGCGGAATCAGCCGCCGGAGGTAGGTAATCAACCATGACAGAATACGGAATTACTGGCAGAACTGCCGGCGAAGAGGGGTCAAGTACCTACGAAGGTCGGCATGTCTCAGTTGTTGAGTCAGAACTCGCTCACCCATACAGGACCAGCGGGTTCGTGAACAAAGGCGATCCGGTCATCCACGGCGCAAACATTGTTGGTGTTGCATTCGACACCGCCGAAGCCGCAACCGATAAGATCGCGATCGATACTGAAGGGATCTGGTATCTCAATGTGCTCGGATGCGCAAGCGATGGGACCAGCGACGGTATCGCCCGTGCAATGACATACGGCGACCCGGTGTATATCCAGCGCACGCCCGGATCAAGCGTCTATCTCCTGTCAGGTCAGTCCGACCCGCAGCACTTCCAGGCATTCGGCTTTGTGCTCGGTGCGGTATCGGCATCAACCACCGTCCCAACCCTCGTGGCGGTCAAGGTCCACAACGACTTTAACTCGCTTGGCGGGATCATGCACTTCGGCAGTGGTTCAGCAGCTGCGGGCAACTTCCTGCTTGAAGG